AGTATAATGTTAAAGGACTTACACGATAAATCAAAACGACAAGCATATCCTGAAGGACAAATAGTAGCTGAAAAAGCGTATCTTTGGGCAGATAGAATGTTTCATGCTTTTGATGCACAAGATACTATCTTTATTGATTGTGAAGATTTATTTAAAAATGAAACTTATGTATTAGAAAAAATATGTGCTTTTTTAAATATAGAGTATATACCTACTCATTTAGATTTTCATGTAAAAATAGCAGGACTACTGCACAGGAATGAGCCTGTAGATGTAGATAAAATTCCTTATGTAAATAGAGTTAAAAAAATAGAACCTTATAAAGAATTTAATAAAGAATTGCTTGAGTGGTGTTATGAAACTTATGGAGCAAAAGGATTAGTTTCTAAGTTTATTTATTAATATGAAAATACTAGTCATGGGTTTATCAGGTTCAGGCAAAACTACCTTAGCAGACGAATTACAAAGATTATCAAGATTTCCAAGAATTAATGCAGACAAAATTAGAGCTAAATATAATGATTGGGATTTTAGTAGTCAAGGCAGACTACGACAAGCAAGACGACTTAAGAAGTTGTCTGAAGAGTATGCGAGAAGTATAACAGATTTTATAGCCCCCACAGAAGAAATACGGAGCTTATTTAATGCAGACATTGTGATATGGATGGATACAGTAGAAAGTAGTGCATATGAAAATACAGACAAACTTTTTCAGAAACCAAAAAAATATGACTATCGTATTACAACAAAAGACGCTAAAAAATGGGCATCTTTAATATACAAAGAAATAAACAAAGAAAATAAGGTATAATATTCCCTGTAAAGTCAATACTTTTGGAGTTCTTTTATGTTATCTATTTTATCAGCAATACTAGGCTTTGCAACGTCAGGGTTGCCTAGCGTCTTAGACTTCTTCAAACAAAAAGGCGATCAAAAACATGAACGCGAAATGGCACAAATTGAAATGCAAAGAGCTATGGAAATGGCTAAAGCAGGTTATGCCTCACAAGAAAGAATCGAAGAGCTTAGGACAGACCAAGTTGAGATGCAAACCTATGCAGAAGAAAGAATGGCGCTTTATAAACATGATTCGAAAATCTCGGAAGGCGCATCTCCTTGGGTTATTAATCTCCGTGCTAGTGTTCGCCCCATTGTCACCTATATTTTTCTTTTTCTTTTATTATTTGTTGATATTACAGGAATGATATGGGCAATGAAGTCTGGAGCAAATTTTGCTGAAGCGATGAACATTGTATTTAGTGAAGAAGAGATGGCGATTGTGGCTTCTATTATTGGCTTCTGGTTTGGAAGCAGAACTTGGGAAAAGAGATAAGGATGACTGATGAAAACTTCGGAGGAAGGGATTGCCCTTATTAAAGCGTTTGAAGGCGTGGTTAAAAAACCTTATAAATGTCCTGCTGGATACTGGACTGTGGGCGTTGGTCATCTTATCACTCGTTCTCCTGAGCTCCCTAGTGATTGGGATAGGACAATGGGAAATGATGAAATCGACGACCTATTACGAAAGGATTTATTAAAGTTTGAAAATGGAGTACTTCGTTTGCTACATCCTGTGCAACCAAGTCAATCTGAGTTTGATGCTCTTGTCAGCTTTAGCTTTAATCTTGGTTTGGGGACATTTCAGCGATCGACGGTGCGGTCAGCTTTTAAACGAGGTGATAAGAAAACAGCTGCAGAAGTTCTTTTAAAATACCGTAGGGCTGGTGGTCGCATACTACAAGGTCTAGTTAGACGAAGGTTTGCAGAACATGCTCTATTAATGCGGAAAAGATAATATGGCACTAAAAAAACTTGTATTCCAGCCAGGAATAAATAGGGATAGAACTAACTATTCATCAGAAGGAGGCTGGTATTCCTGCGACAAAATACGTTTTAGACAAGGTTATCCCGAGAAAATAGGTGGTTGGACTCCTATTAACTTCGACGCTTATTCTGGCGAAGCAAGTTCTATTATTCAATATGGTACGACAGATGATAATGAAATCATAGGTATTAGTACTAACGAAAAAAATTATGTCTTATCAGGTACTACTTTATATGATATTACCCCCATACGCGCAACTTTTATTACTCCAGCTACAGATAACTGCATAGCAACTACAGATACTTCAACTACCATAACCATTACAATTTTAGGACACGGTGCATCTGATGGAGACTATGTAACTATTAGTGGAGCTACTGCAGTAGGTGGAGTACCAGCAGGTGAAATTAACGCCGAGCATCAGATAACTTATGTTGATGCAAACACATTTACTATTACAGTTACAACTGCGGCAACATCAACAGTAGCTTCGGGCGGCGGTACGAGTATAACTGCAGTATTTCAGTATCCTGTAGGTTATGCGAGTGCAACCTATGGTTATGGCTGGGGAGCAGGTACGTATGGACGAGGAACATGGGGATCGGGCTCTACAACCCCTGTTGCACTTCCCCCTAGAGTTATATTCCAAGAACAATTCAATAATGACATTATTTATAATATTCAAGGCGGGGACATATTTTATTGGGATTACACGCCAACAGCTTCAAATAGAGCCGTAAAACTTAATTCGTTAACTAACTCAAGAGCTGTGCCTGAGCAAGTAGGTAAAGTTATTTTTGCATCTAGTGGACATTTACTAGCTTTATCTTGCACAGAATTTCAAGCAGTCTATACTGCAGGGGCTAATATTAGTTCTATCACAAGGTCTGGTACTACAGCAACAGTTACTACCGCAACACCTCACGGTTTAAGTGTAAATGACTGGATAGTATTGACAGGACAAGCTCCAGCAGTTTATCAAGGCGAAGTGCAGGTTGAAAGTATACCGTCGGGGACTACGTTTACATATAATTTAGCTTATGATCCAGGCTCTGATGCTACTACTGTAGGTACATATAAAGTGCCTAATTATTTAGGGAGCTATGACCCACTACTTATCCGATGGTCAAATGTTGACCCTAATATAGGTCCTCAACCAGAAGAATGGAAACCTGAAATTACTAATACAGCAGGATTCTTACGAGTTAAACAAGGTTCTGGAATTGTTACAGGACACAGAACAAGACAAGAGGTGTTAATTTGGACAGACACGGCCTTATCTACTGTGCAGTTTTTAGGTACTGAAGAAGTATTTGCCTTACAAGAAATATCTAATTCTATTAATATTATAGGTTCTAATGTAGTAGCCGAAGCTAATAACGTTATATTCTGGATGGGCAGTGATAAATTCTTTATGTATGATGGTCGAGTAAATACACTGCCGTGCACACTAAAACAGTATGTTTTTGAAAATATGAATAAACTAAATGGATATCTTAATTTTGCTGGCGTTAATACTGAGTTTAATGAAATTATTTGGTTCTATTGCTCTGCCGCATCTGCATCTATTGATAGCTATGTTATCTTTAATTATCAAGATCAAATCTGGTATTATGGTTCATTAAATAGAACTTCGTGGGCTAATGCTGGAACTATTCAGTATCCACTCGCAACTGCTAACGGATATGTGTATAAACATGAAGATGGACACGATAATGTAGCAAGTCCAGGAGCAGCGCCAACAGCTATTAATGCATTTATTCAGTCTGCTGATATAGGAATTGAAGATGGAGATCAATTTGTTTTAACTAAAAGAGTCATACCTGATGTTAATTTTACATCCTCAGATACTTCATCTTCAACAGGAGCAACGCTAACACCAGAAGTTCAAGTAACTGTAGGAGTTAGAAATTTTCCAGGTGCTGCAAACTCTACAACAGATGTAGCAGGTAATACTTTAACTCGTGATGTTATAACTACTGCAACTATTGACCAATATACTAATCAAGTTTATGTAAGAGCTAGAGGTAGGCAAATGAACTTTAAAATAGCATCAAGTGATGTAGGTGTTCAATGGCAACTAGGCACAACTCGAATAGACTTTAGACCTGACGGAAGGAGAGGCTAATGGCTGGTATACCACACACCGCAACGACTAAAGCGCCTAATATAACAAATCCAGGCGTTGAATATAGTCAAGATCAAATGTTACAGTTTTTAAATCAGTTAAGACTTTATTTTAATCAGAACGATAATACTAATAACCATATTATTGAACATGTAGGTGGATTAACTACATTACATTGGTTAGGAGATAATTAATGGCATATCAAAATGTTACCCCTATATTATTAGGACAAGCAGAAATGACCACTGATTATATTGCTATGTATACTGTGCCTATTAATACAGTAACTTATGTTAAAGATATAACTATTGTTAATACAACAGGTTCTGCAAAAAGAATTTATGTTAGTTTAGTTCCAAATGAAGGAACGCCTGGTACATCAAATGCAGTATTTTATAATACTTTATTACCAGCTTATACGGTGGTTCAGTGGACAGGAGCGCAGCTATTAAATGAGTCTGATACAGTACAAGTTAAGGCAGATGCTGTTGGATGTACTGTTAATGTTACTGGAGGCGAAGCACAATGACGATAACCTATTATCCTCCGTTTGGTTCAAGCCCAGAAGTACCCGTATCTATAAACTTTCAAGGTACAACAGGTTCTGATGCATTTGGTAGAATGCGAGTATCTAGCCCATTAACTATATTTGATAGTAAAAATGTTGGCTCTAAGAATACTTTATTTGATGAAGCATTAACGGGTTCAGGAACAGTAACCTACACACAAAACTCATCACAAGTAAATTTAAATGTCACTGAAGTATCAGGCGATAAAGTAATACGTCAGAGTAAACGAGTAATGTCTTACCAACCAGGTAAGTCTTTATTACTAT